ATCCTATTGGCAATTCCACCCCTTTCTCCGGTGTGGGCCCGTGGCTCTATTCCTACGAAATCCTATTCGCAAATCAACTCTATACGAATATCCTCAATAACAACCCGCTACTGCAAGGCAGTCAAGCGGTCCCCCCTCCAGTATATAACCCCTATTTCCTCATCCCGACGGATCGCCAGAACCTCTATTGGAAAGTCGTCCAAGACTACCGCTCTACGGATGCAATGTGGTCCCCGGTGTCGGCCATTGTTTTCACTTCCGCGATGCTCCCGGTTAAAAAAGAGTACAACTCGGCGAATGTGGATTTGAACGCGGGCAATTTGGGCGGCGGTTCGATCGGCTCCCAGAGTGCCTTCCAGCCTATCATTACGGATTTCAGTATAGACCAGCAGCAAGAGGGGGCCGAGGGGTGGCGCAATTTTACCCAATACGAGCCTTCGGCAGAATACAGAATGATTTCTATGACCGCCTCCCACGAAGAGATCCGCAATATAGATATCCAAGTCTTCTGGAAATACCGGCTAACGGGCGAACTCATTCCCCTTACGGCGGCCAATTGCTCCGACATCAATATTAAAATGTTATTCCGGAAAACGGACTACCGATCCTAAATTAAAATGTTATTATCTTCTCATTTTTTTTATGCTTCCTAAGTATAACAACGATGAGCGCTGACATTGAGAAGTTGGCCGTTTTCGATGACCGCATCGTCCAGACCCGCCCGAAGTACGCCGTGGAGAAGGGTGCGCTGTCCCTCACTAACGCCCCGTTTGCGGCGATTTCCCAGTCCCAGTCCCAACACACCTACAACGTCATAGGCGTTTGTCTTGCTTAATAAGGCAAGGCTCATTTGCGATATGCGGGAAGTCCCTTAGAGCCATTTCTACCACCCCTCCGGCGAAAGCCGAAAGGGGGAACTGCAGTAATGCTGCATCCCAACGGTAAAAACGAAATGGATTGGGTAATCCGCAGACCTAGCCTAACCTCGCTATGCAAGAGCAAGGCTACGTGTCCCAACGACTACCAGCAAAGCGGGTGATGAGATTAGCAATCTCAGATGACCCCGGAAGGTATAGTCTACTCCGACCGCCCCGAGCGGTGTAAATAGGGTGAAAGCCCCGGTATGCTCGTGCTATGTACCGAGCGAAAATGTATATGTGGCCCGTGATATGGACTGGTCCTCTACCGTATATCTCCAAGTGGCCGTTCGTCTGGATGACACGGCGGGAGGCCAGTACCCGGTGGGGGAGCCTCTTCTGCAGTTGGGCGTGGATGGCTCTCTGGCGGCCCTCCCGCTGAACTCCCTCTGCGCGACGATGACGGCGACCATCAACGACACAACAGTAACAATTAACTCCCAAGATGTGCTGACCGAGGTTCTCCGGCTGACGGACTACAAGCAGAACCGCCTCCAGCGCACTTGCCCGACGATGTTGGATAAGTATCAGCAGAACGCCGATGCGCTGAATGCGACCAACGACCCCATCTCCGGCTATACCAATATGTCCCACGACTACCACGAGCAGCCCAACGGAACTTGGTCTAACTTGGCCTTCACGACCCCGGCGGGTGCGCCTCTGGTAGGCTCTGGCACTTATGTTGATGCGAACGGACTGACTATTGACTACGTGGATGGCGTCCCGGTATCCACGGACGACGGCGCTGGTGTCGTGAATGGCCTCTACCTCGTGTATCTGCGTTTCCGCACCACGGAGAAGTTGGTGCTGTCCCCCTTTGTGTTTGCGGAGAGCCACGGCAGCGACACGGGCCTCTTCGGCATCAACAACATTCAGTTAGTATGCAACATGCGCGAACCCGGCCGTGCGCTGCGTCTGCGTAACAGCACGGTAGGATCGGCCCAGAAACTCTACTATTCTGGCGGTCAAGCCCAGACGACGTGGCTGCCCCCGGTTTCCTATAACGTTTCTCGCACCAGCGGCCCCTTTGAGAATTCCTTCCTCAACGTCCAGTTCCTCACGCCCTCTCTGGATATCCCTCTGCCCCCTAAGAGCGTGGTCCCCTACATGGAGTTCCCTCGCTACATCACACAGCCCCTCAACTCGGCGATGCAGCCCGGCGTCTCGGAGCAACTGACTTCCCAGACTATCACGCTTCCCCAGATCCCCGACCTCCTCATCATTTACTGCAAGGCTCTCGCCGATCCGGCGACTGTGGCGGCCAATCGTGCGAACGACCCTACTCTGCCCCAGTTTGGCTCGTCCTATCTGCCTATCGATTGCGGTGTGAATGGTGAGCGCCCCCAGAACCCGCTGTCAATTAACTTTGACAACTTCTCCGGTCTGCTGTCTTCGCAGACCCCCGAGCAGTTGTACCACATGGCCGTAAAGAACGGCCTAGATGTGGATTGGCCCACGTGGTCCGGCCTTGTGCGTGTGCCTACGGGTGCCGTTGGGAAGCGTGTGTCTACGGTGGGCGGCTTCCTTGTGCTGAAGCCCGGCGTGGATCTCACACTCCAGTCCGGCCAAGCGTCCTCGCTGGTGGGTAACTTCACTCTCCAGTTCAACGTGCGCGTTCGCAACACCTTCCCCTTCCCCGTGAATCCCCAGTTATTCGTGATTACGGCAAACTCCGGCTTCTTCGAGAGCATTCGTGGTTCTTCCCGTATCATCAAGGGTGTTCTGTCGGAGCAAGACATCATCGCCGCGCCTCTGGCTCCGGCGGGTACTCGCTCCGGCCTTGCCCGCATGATCGGCGGGAAGATGATGGCTCTGGCGAATCGTCTGGGTATGGCGGGAAGTGGGAGCGGCTCTGCGAAACCCGCCGAGAAGAAGGAGGAGATGGGTCGCCCGATGGCGGGGGCGGGTAAAAGCCTCTCCGCCCGGCTAATGTGAATTCTCTAACTTTTTTTTCACCGCCTCTAATATAACATGGCCTCACTCGAGAGTTTGAAGAACCCCGTAACTCGCCTTGGTGTTCTTGGTACCGCTGGTTCTCAGTCGGCGTCTTTTCGCCGTAATGAAGTGAATAACTCTAATGTATGGGACGCCACCAAGCAGTATTACCTCAACGACATCGCCTTTTCCGCTATTGATGGCGGTGCATATGTGATGGATGGAGGTATCACGGTCGGCTCTGCGGCCCCCCTTACGGCCATTCTGGGCGGTGATGACCCGGCGACAGATTGGACCGCTTCTGCGGCCGCCATTTGGGTCCCTCTTGCGGGGAATGGTCCCCGTGTGGTGGAACCGGCTGGCGCCCAGAGTGCGACGTTGGTGGCTGGTGGTGCCATCACATTTACCAACTGCAACCTACTCCAAGCAGCCGTCGGCACGAGTGTTATCCTCGGCGACACGAACTTTATGGCCCACGTGCAGTTTGCCATTACATTTAGTGCCGTGGCGACTGCTGCGGAGTGGTTCAATCTCACACTCACTCCTACTGGCGGTACGGTGACCCCGGCGGTTGCCGTGACAGTTGTACCGGCGGTCGGTGTGGCTCTCCAGAACGTGTCTGTGTCGGCGTATGTGCCTCTGGCGGCTGATGGCACGACGACCTCTATCGTGCTGACGGGTGCGATGAACCCCGCCTCCCTCCTAACGGCCACGATCGCCGCCGTAAACGTGTCCTATGTGCCTCTCGTGCCTATCCCGCCTTAAACAATAGGGTTTTCCTAAATTTAACTTCACTAAGCAGATATGAGTGTATCCGGCCTCGCCACCCCATTCCAGCGCCTAGCGGCACTGCCCCAAACGATGAACTGGAGGGGGGTATGGTCTATCACCGAAAATTATCTGCTTAATGACGTTGTGGAAGACATGACAAATAATTCTATATATATATTGACGGGAACCATCTCTATCATTGGTGGTCTTAACCCAGTTTCATCCCCAAATTGGTCTGAGCTGAGCGGCACGGCTGTTGGAATTGCGGCCGTCTTGCCCGGCACTGGAATTGATGTAGACAATACAATTCCAACCCAACCCCAAATTAGCAATCTTGGCGTTCTAGGCGTTTCGGGTGGCGTCGGCGTGGTTGTAGATAATACCGATCCACAGAATCCTATAATAGATTCCACAGCAGTTCAGCAACTCGCACAAGGTCCCGGTATTTCCATAGTCAGCACCAACCCTCTCATTCCCGTTATTGGCAATACGGGTGTAAGGGATATTATCGTAAACCCCGGAACCGGCTTGTTAAGCACGGGAGGCTCCACGCCAACGCTTGTTAATACGGGCGTTTTGAGTGTAGGCGCGGGTGTTGGTATTCAAACCACACAGCTAGGAGGTGCGGTTGAAATAACAAATACGGGAGTGGGATCGCTAACACAAGGACCGGGTATTTCCATCACCGGGCCATCTATCACCCCTACAATTTCCAATTCGGGAGTGCTGTCGGTTGCATCTGGCGATGCCACTATCACCGTAGACAACACGGATCCTCAAAATCCAATTATATCTGGCAATACAAACACCATAACGCAAGTATATTCGGCCACAGCATTTACTGCTTCTCTATTCGTTCCACCTCAAGCGGGAGGAGCATTCGTTTTCGCTCCAACTGGGGGAACTATATTTCTTGATTATTTCTTGAATGGCCCCCCAGAGGCCACGGGTATTTTTATGGTGGATCTAACTTCTATATCATTCATTCTAACGGGAAGTGGAACAGTAGGAGCCACGAACACAATACAAGTGGCGGTAGGTGAAGGGGGGAATGTATACGTATCACCGATTTATTTGAATAATTTCTATATACCTACTGGAACCTCCTTCCCCGTATCTGGCAACCTAGGCCAGATTTATATTGATGTTACTGCTGCCCGGGCAGCGGGGGTAACAGCCCCGGCATATTGGAGAATCATCAATGATACAAATGGAACGCTATCCCTAAGCAGTTTTGGAAGTGCATTCGCACAATATTATCCCCTAGGCTTACAATAGAAAGATGTCCCAAGATATCCAAAGTGAATTAGACACACCTTTTGAGCGTCTAGCAGCATTACCGAACATGATGAGTTGGGTCGGCGAATGGAACGCAAATGACGAATACTTTCTAAATTACGTCGTAACGGATCCAATAACTACTGGATCGTATATATATACCGGGTTTTCTTCATCTATTAGAGGAGGCTTACCGCCTTCGCAAGTGATCGGGCCGTCTATTTGGACTGCTTTCGGCTCAGTAGTCGCCACTGGGGTTCAATCACTGGTAGGAGGTGATGGAATTCTAATAGAAGGCTCTGATACCACTCCTACTATATCAAATACGGGTGTTCTAAATACAACAACCCAAGGCAGTTTACAAAATATAGGAACTAGTCAATTTCCAGTTTTAATATATGATAATTCCATCATACAAGTCCAAGCGGGGCTAGGGATTGCTGTGGATAATACTGATCCAAACAATCCAGAAATTACTAATACTGGGTTATTAAATATCTTTGAAAGCGAGGGTATTTCTGTAACTGGCGAGTATGAGTTGACGTTGGCTAATACGGGAGTTATATCCATCGGTCTTGCGCCCGGAACAGCTTTAACAATAACTAACCCCGGCCAGAACCCAACAATCAATAGCACGGGAGTAGTCAGTATCACCGAGGGCTTAGGGATAGCAAAAGAGCCGGGGCTACCGGCAAATGAGCCACAATTGAATAATACGGGGGTTATTACCATAGTCCCTCGTGATTCCTCCTTAACAATCGCCGGTAACTTCCCCGGACCCGGCAACAAGGAGATAAAAATGTTTAATCCTATCCGAACACGTGTATTTGGTGGTCCTTTGACTATGATTCCATCCACAATAGTTGGGATAAATCGTTCTGCTGTAATTAATGTAGGACAAACCATCGGGACGCTGTGGGAATCTGTAATGCTGTCGGGATCACCATATTCATCTGGTAAATTTATGTTGAATTTTGGGTTGAAATTTACCGCAACATTAGACGGCAATGCAACTGCCAATAGACCCAGTCTAAGCTTGTTTTTACAAGACAACACGCAAAACCCTCCGGTGGAAGTGGGGATCCCCAATAATGCGTTTGCTAATGGTGGAACGATAAATAGTAATAACTCAGAAAGATCTT